GTATAAAGCTTTTCTTTTACATCCTCTTCGGAAGTTGGTTCCTTTTCTTCCTCTGTATCTGTAAATTCTTCTAATTCTACATTTTCACTATCTTGTAGAATTTCTTCATTTTCTTCTGTAACAATTTCTGTTACTTCTTTTTCTTTATCTTCCATAAAGTCCTCCTTGTTTAAAGTCATGCCTGACTATTTATCCTTGATAGCAGTTTAATGTCTTACACATGCTTTGGACATATAAAAAGCAATATAGATTAATAATTTAGTCTATATTGCCTATTTACCTTTATTTTTTAACTTATATTGTGTATTGAGTTCTTCTTCTGTTTTTGTTATTTCTTTTCCACATTTTTTACACTTAAAAGTAAAAATCTTATTCTCTACTTTTAGTACTTGCATTTCTATATTACAGTTATTACAGTTCATTACTATACACCTCCTTAGGAGGTAAACTGTTCAGCATTCCATTTAATTCATCATTACCCATTTTAGATATATTTTCTATATCTGTATTTATTTCTCTTGCTTGTAATTCTGATTGTATCATCTGCATTTGTTCTTGTGCTTTCTGTTGCATTGCTTGTATTTGCCTTTTATCCTCTTCTCTCCTTTTAATAATCATTTGCAGTCTTGTTTTATCCATTACACTATCTAAAGGTAGGGCTTCAACATATTCTTCAAATGTTATCATTTGCGCACTAAGTAGTTGCTCCAAGCTTTGTTCTACTGCAAATCTATCATATGGACTCTTTGGTGTTATATCTATCTTTATTGTAGCTTTTAATTTTTCTAACTCTTCATTAGATATTCTATCTGGTACTAAGATTTCTTCTTCTTTTATATTTCCAAGTTCATCTTGTACTGGTACTTTTTGCTTAGTTAATATTTCCATACCATCTACCATATATGTTTTCCACATATCAAAATATATTCTTGCTAAATCTTCTAAAAATGTTCTAAACTTGTTTAACTGTTCATTAAGTGGTTGCTGTGTGGCTTGCTGTATTGCAAGTACTGCTTTACCACTTGTGTTTGACAAATTAGCAACACCTGTTGCATTATCTCCTGCACCTGCCAAATCTTGTGTATACTTTATAAGTTCATCTTGTAAGTATTTGCTATCTGCACTCATGCTTGTACCAGTAAGATATGTAATAGCTTTTCTTACATCATCTAATTCTGCACCATCAAATTTTACTACTGCGCCTATTTTATTAAGTGCATCAGGATTTTTTATATACTTAGTATTTACCGCAAGTTTCGAATATGCACCTAGTTTTACAGATATTGCTCTTCTTGTAGCTGTCTTATTTATCTCTATTTGGTTTGGTATATTTGCCTCTACATCTCCATTTCCTCTTGCTGATCCTTTTCTATCTTCCCATATCATATGGCACACTGGATATAATGTCATACCATTAGGCTTTTCTTCCTGTATAGTTGCATATTTAGTGCATTTTTTACTATGTACAATACCATCTTTTTTATATAGCTTTAATAATACAAGACACATATCACATATTTCTTGATTTGTTCCATCATAGCCTGCTTGTTCTTCTACTTCATTGTCTGCTACAATTAAGTCTATTTCTTCCTCTGACATACCATTTGCTCTTGCTTCTTCTTTTACACTATTTACTGACTTTCTAAATGAAATTATGATATATGGTTGCTCTTGTATATTTGGATTAGTTTCATCTCCATAGTATATATTTACTTTATCTACTAGCTCAGATTTTATTTTGTTTTCTTCTTCATCATAATAACTATACATTATACCTTCTGCATCTATACAACTATCTTTTACTACACTTCTTACTTTATCATCTATTTGTTCTTCTTCCCATATTCTATCGGCATTTTCAGATAACTTATCACAGAGTTTTTGTACTCTTACTACGTCATCTACATTTGTAAAATTACCATTTGGATTGAATACTACTGCATAACTATTTTGATATATATTTCCAAGTTTAAATTTTACTATCGGTTTTATTACGTTTAGCGTAATTGGTTTTATATCTCCGCTATTGCATCCATCCCATTGTTCACCATAGAAAAACTTATGGTTTCTATTTGATTTTGAATATAAATCTTTTGATCTATTATAATCTACTCCTTTTTCATATTCTTGCCATATCTGTGTTGGATTTAGTTCTTCTATTTCTTCTCTTGTTTTCTTCAATTATATCACCTCTTTCTGCCCATTAGTTGTTCCATCATAAGAGTTTATATTATCCATTATGGTATTTACTCTATCTATCTCATCTTTTATTTCCTTTTCGTGCTGATAATTGTCAAGTTCTTTTTTTATTCTTTTTACTGGATTAATACTTTCTATTTCCTTTTTATTAGTTAGCGCTTGACCATTTTTCAAACCTAATGTATACGAAAAAATGATAGCAATCATTGCTATCACGCTAATTATTAACATATATAACATATCTTTCACTCCTATATTACTACTAGATCATCATTGTAATCTGATGTACTTGTAGTATAAGTTTCTTTTTCTATATTAAAGTTCTTTATTATCTCTTTTTTTACTAAATCTGTATCTACTGTATATTTTTGTTGTGTTCTTATATAATACACTATTGCAAGAGCCATTACCAAGTCATCATGGTATCCTTCTTGTGCTTCTGATTTTCCATCTTTATTTTTTACAAATGTTAGCATTTCTTCTAGTGTTTCTATATCTACTATATACTCTATACTATCTCTTACTATTTTTACTAAATCTGCAAGTATAATTGGTCTTGTAAGAGTTGTTGTTCTAAATCCGTATGCTTTTTCTAATTTATTTGTATATTTATCTTCTATTTCTCTTATATAAAAGTTTTGATATCCAAGCTTTTCTAATTCTTTTTGAGGATAAGTACTAAAATTTGTTTCTATCCCTATAAGCGCATTATTATAATACTTACCTAAGCAATACATCTGCTTTGCATATAAATCTTCATCTACATCTTGTTTTAGCACTGCTACTTGCTTACCATTAGTATTATCTATTACGTGACCTGTAAAAAAGTCATCGCCTGTTCCTGCAGTATCTCCTGATAAACAATATGGATACATCTTCTTAGGTAATTCATATATCTTAATGCAACCTGACTCATCATCTTCCCATTTTATATCTTTTAGCTTTAATCCATCATATTTATATGTAAAAAAGCCTCTCTTTAAAGGTTTTGTATTAGATAACTCATCTATTCTTTTTATTATATTTTCTTTATCAAATATACACCTACCACTTGCTATAAATGCCTCATCAGCACTGCATGGATATTCTTGTTTTATAAGTTCTTTATCAATATAACTATTATACTTTTTATAGTACCAATATAATTGATCTAATTCTAGTTTCTTTTTATTTTGTAACCAATTAAGTCTTTCATATATCCACTCTGACTTGCTTTTTATTTTCAATATAAAGTCTTTCTTTACCTTTTCACTTTCAAACTTTATTCTATATTCTGGTGTCCTCCACCACTCATAAAAACAATTTATATGCACTCCTGACTTCCACATCTGTCTATATTCATTAAATCCATTTGCTGTACTCTCATATATCTTGATACAGTTTCTAGTAAAAGCCTCTCCGAATACCTGCTTGAGTTATTGCTATTCCATATTTCCAAAATGCACACTCAGAGCCGTGAAAAAAGTTTATAGTTCTACTTCTACCCATATTCTTTGTTGCTGTATCTACAGACCACGAAGAGTTTATTTTATCAAACAAAAACTGTCTTTTATTATTATATTTTTCAGATGGTTTTATTTTATCTGGTAATGCGTCATATACAAACTTTGCTTTATTTTGGAATATAGTTTCACTATTACTACTTTCATCTGCTACTGTAAAACCTTGGAAGTTCTTTGTTATAAGAATACTAGCAAGCTGATACGCTGTAACTACTGTTGTAAATCCCTGTTGTCTACCTTTAAGTATTAATATACTTATATCTGTTATAATACCTTTTTCAAATTCTTCTCTTGCTTTATTTATTCTATTTACTAAATCAAGTTGCACTTCATTTAAGAAAAATGGTATTGTTCTTTGCTCTTTGTCTACAACAATAAAAAGAAGTTCAATGAGTTTGTTAGGTTCTCTTTGCACTTCTTCTAATAGCATTTTATCTGTTATTAATTCATTTACTACTGCCTCTCTAAATTGTTTGTCGTATTCTAAATCGTGTATATTATTCCACTTTTCTTTCCTTTTAGCAATAAGATAATCTGCTGTATATGTCATAATATATCCTCTAATTTAACTGCTCCACTATGTTCTATCTTCTGCTTTGGATTTTCTCCAATTGTATCTCTTATAACTTCAAAAGCTTTAGTATTGCCTAAAAGTGCCTCTTTAATAAGTGATAAACTCATCTTTTCTTGATTAGTACTTCCACTTTCATCTTTTAGCATTAATAACGCTTCTAATTCCTCTTTAAGCTTTTTTCTTTCTTTTCTTACTTTTCCAGATTTAATACCACCTTTTCTTCCTCTTTCTCGTGCTTCCTCCGAGCTTGGTGCTTTTAAGTTATCTTTTCCTGCCATTTTCATCACCCCTATTTTTTAGTGTTTGCTTCACTTTTTTAATGTGCATAAAAATAGTAGCCTTTTATAGCTACCATTGTTGAGAGATTAAAACATATCCTATATATCTGTCTTTGGTGGTAGGTTAAGCCTACCAA